TATGGCGGAGAGATAGGGATTTGAACCCTAGGTACTGTTGCCAGTACAACGGATTTCGAATCCGTTTTTTATCTTATATTTTTTTGAACAAAAAATTGAAAACCTAACAAAATCAGCATCTTAAACGCAGCATGACACAACACGATTCCACACCTTTTGGGGAACCCATTCCCCCAAAATTCCCCCAGCGCCTTTTTGTTGGATAGGCGTCGGTAGAATGATACTTTTCCAGCTATCCGCACACGGTAGTCGACTAACCTCGGTATCTGAAACGACAAAAGGAGCTTGGCTTGCAACTCAAAATAAAACTTGTAGCTGCGGCAGACGATCAGCCGACGAAAAGCACATCAATCCAACAAGATTACCGTAGCTTCAGGTCGACCCTGGATGATGCTGGAGTCAAATATTCGCAGCGATCTATGGTTTTCGACAGTGCAGAAGCGCTTGGTTATTCACTAGGCGAATTCGCTATTGAGTTCACCAAGACTGTGTTGCCAGTGCTCACCGCCGCTGTAGGTGGCTGGTTCTTGGCCCGCAAGGGCAGGAAAATTCGCCTGGAGATGGATGGCGTGATACTTGAGGCCGGCTCCATCAAGGAGATGGAAAAGCTGGTTGAGCTTTATGAATCTGTGCGTGATGGTCAGGTCTACGACCCTGATTCGCACCGAAATGGCCCCGACTCACCTTCGGGAAGGTAGCGACCTATCCGTGCAAGGTGCACGGCACGCTGGACATCAGCGACAGGCCTGCACTGCCGCCACCAACTCCTTCTCATACCCGATACGCTGGCGTCGTTCAGCCAACAGCGCCCGCACCTTCACTTCCAGACTGTCGGTCTTTCGCAGCGCGGCAGCCGCCCAGGCCGGCACCGCCACCTCCGGCGCCCGACACGGCACCTGCACGGGCACCTCGACGCGCACGTACTGGACCTCTGGCGCGACCTTCCCTGCGCAGCCGGCCAGCAGAGCGATGCCTGCGAGCACCCCCACCCCGCGCAGGATTCGACCTGCAGCACCTGCACCGCCTGCACTTTTGTGCAAGACCTGCACTTGTTCGCTGCTCCTGCAGGGCCCACCTTGGTGACCTCCCTCAAGCCCAGAAGCCATGCGGGTTTCAGTGGTAATTTCGCCTGCCTGGTGGTCGGGCAGGCCCACCCCTAAATCGGTCATAGCCCTAGCTCCTGATCGATGATCGAGGTGGCGGCTTCGCACTGGTCGCCGCCGGTGCGCTCCTGCTGCAGGCGGTTCGCCGCGGCGAAGTCGATGCCTGCACTGGCTTTGGCCTCACTCACCGCCTGCTCTGCCCTGGCCTGGCGCTCATTCGCCGCCAGGGTCAGGTCGCCCAGGGCCCTGCCCTGCTCTTGCGCCAGGCCTTCTAGGTTGTCGCGCGCCGCTGTGCACGCTGCGACCCGGTCCTGCTCCTCGTCGAGAGCCGGCCGGAAATGGCTAGTGGCTAGCCAGACGCCCACTGCCACGCCGAGCAGGATCATCAGGCCGGCGCCGGCAAGCCGCATCACCCAGTCGTTCACATTGCCTCCAGGAACAGATCCCGCTCAGCAGCCCGCCGGCGCACCAGCCCGGCCAGCACCTGCCCGCCTGCCTTGTTCCAGCGGGGGAACTGCTCGGCAGCAGCAACGTAGTTGCCCGCATTGAGCAGCCGGCGTAGCGTGGACGACTCAAGATTGGCCGCACCCAGGTTGTAGGTGAAGCTCATCAGGGCATCCCACTGGTTTTGGTTCAGCGGCGCTGTGACCAGGCGCTGCACTTCTGGCTCGAAGCGCTGCACGTCGTTCAGCAGCATGCGTTCGGCCTGTTCCTTGGTGATCGTCATCCCCGGTTTCACGCCACGGGTGGTGCCATAGCCGATGGTCCAGACGCCGACAGAATCCTGATAGGCCTGCAGGCGCAGGCCCTCGAATGACTTGATGAGGCTCAAGCCACGTTGCGATGTGCGCATGGGTTTTCTCCAGGCGAAAAAAGCCCGCGCTGGGCGGGCATTGGGTGGTTGCGAACGCCGTCAGGCAGCAGACGCCTCAGGCTCTGGTGCTGGCTCTACCGGATCTTTTGCGCTGATGGAGACTTTGGCGGTGTAGTCCTTCAGCACCTGGGCCACGCATACCTGCGCGGTCGGGAACTGGTTCAGGATCTCGCGAGCTCGGGCGTCGGCCTCCTCCTGGGTGGCGTAGCGAGTTTTGTTGGCAACTTCGTAGTCATTGCTCAGGTTGATGGCGACAAATGGCATGGGTAAATCTCCAGGCAAAAGAAGCCCGCTCGATGGCGGGCATTGGGTAGTTGACTTGGATTCAAGCCTTGGGGTGTTGCTGTTTGATCTGCTGCAGGGTCGAGAAGAACGGCTCAGCCTTGGGCATAAGCCCTTGATTCATCGCATGCCAAAGCATGTCCAGTTGCTCCTCCACCGGCGGGTACTCGGCCGCACGGCGCTTGGTGTGGTCGCTCTTATGCTGAATTTTCAACGGTGAACTCCTGATCGCGGTATGGCCAAAGGCTGACCGTGACGGTGTAGATACCGGGCGCCGAAAATCCCAGCTCGATGTCACTGCCGTCAGCGGTGTAGGTTTCGCTCTCGATGTTGACGGCGGCACCTTCGTGCACCCCCTTCAACCAGAGCCCTTGGAGAACCGCCCCCATCTGGGGGCGCTCCCTGAGCATTTGCCCCATCACGAAGTGATCGGCCGGCCTTGCCGGTGTGGCCACTTGGATGAAGGGCCGGTCGGTATTCAGCCTGATGATCTGCTTCCCGAACTCGGGCGGGCAGCTGACGGCAAATACGATCCGGCCGTCAGTCTCATAGGCTGCGAAGTGTCCAATGTTGCTCACCGTTTAGTCCCCATGGCAAAGAGGTTATGATTTCTCACGCCGACACCCGTGTTCTCCCCCCACCACTTCACAGTGACGACGAAAAAACCCGGGCCAACGCCGATTGATCCCATCAGGTTAGGGAAACCGTCCGCCCAGTCGCCTCCACCTTCAGCGATCACCAGGCCGTTGATATCCATCTGGAATTGGTACTTACGGATACCACTGCCAAACCCTTGGTAGCAGCTGTACTGGGCCGTGATGAAACCGCCCTCGTCCATTTGCACGCCGACGGCGACCAAGTTCTGCCATTGGCCTACTCCCGCACCCAGCACATTCCCGGGGCTATTTGCCGATACCGGCACGGTGACGGCGTTCCCACGAATGCGCAGCGTGTCGATTTCCGCCACACCGATCTTCGCCGACGTAATCGCACCGTTGGCGATCTTGGCGTTGATGATGCTGCCATCACGAATGAAGGCATCATTCATGAACACCTGGCCGCCTTGAATCGCAAACGGGCTGACGTAACCATTGCCGGCGGCGTTGATTACCGCGAACTGGTCCGCCAAGACGGCCACGACCGACTGCAGCACACCATTCTGGTTCTGAATGCCTACTCCAATCCCACCGAGCGCATAAACTCCGCTTTGCGTAACTGCAACCTTGATCGAGAACTGAGCGTTGACCCGATTATTCAATCCGGTCTGCGCGGTACTGATCTGCTGTACCGAAGCATTGGTGGCCCCCAAAGACGATTGGGTGCTCTGAATTTGCTGACTGAGTGCTCCATCAGCATCGCTTCGGGCCTTGGCTTCGTTCTGAATCGCAGCGTTGGCATCTCCGACAGAGGACAGCAGCCCATTTATCCTCTGTGTTTCAGCCGCCAGCTTGTCCCCCTGCTGGGAAACGTTGACGCTGAGTGAGTCAAACGCCCTCCCCGAAGCAGCCACCGACCGTCGCCCGGCTGCGATGTAGGCGATGTCCACCTCGCCATTGGCATCACCCGAGTTGTACATGTCCAGGCGGATGGCCCAGATCTTCTTCCCATTCCAACCAGAATGGCCGGACAGATCGAGCTCGATGTCCTGCCAATCTCCACTCGAGGTGCTGATAGGCCAGTTGAACCGCCGAGCCTCGGCAAGCCCCCCATCCTCGTTGGCCCAGTACATAGCCGCACTGGTCCGGCCGGTGTTGCGCCGGCGTAGCCTGATCCTCACAAGAGGGTTCGCGGCTCCGTCTATGACCGGGAAGGTGTTGGTTGCCTGAATGGTCGTGAACTTGGCGACAGTTGCATACTGAGGGCCAGCGGTCAGGGTTGCTCCAGACGTATTGGCTATCCATCCCTCCACTGAGTTAACGAACTCCCAGGTCTGCCCAGCCACGAATGGCAGAGCGGTGCCAATCTTCGCCTCCAGGTTGGTGATGCTCGTGGATTGCGCCGTCAGGCCGCTTTCCGTAGCAGCGACGCGGTTGGCCACGCTGGTCAGCGCAGCGGTCGACGCCTTGCTGGCCAGTCCAGTGGAACCGTTGTTGACGCTATTCTCCAGGCTGGTCGTTCTGCTGGACACAGAGTTGATGTCTTTGCCCTGCTGGCTCACGCTGGATGTCAGGCCGTCGACTGCCGTAGAAACGGCGCCGATGGCGGTGCTGTTGACCTGCCCGTTGTCTCGCCAGCCAGTCGGCCGCGAACCGTATTCGACCTGTGGCCTGGCAACCTCGAAAGTACCAGCAGCACTACTCCCGCTTGCAGCGTGGGCCCGGTAAAACACCCGAACCTTGGCGGCGCCAGCAGGAGCAATCGATGTGAACGACACGCGATCGCCGGAAACCGATACGGGCACAACCAGCGAGGCCGGAGCGGAGATTACGGTACCGGCGGCGTTTGCCCACTGATGGAAGATCCTCAATCCCAAATCGCCTGAATCGGAGGTCTTCCTTGCATAGATCGACGACGTCACCGTCTGACCCGGGGCAACTGCAGGAGCCCGTTCACTTGCTGTGACCAGCGACGTGTAAGGGTTGCCCGAAGCTGTTGTGCCAACGCCCGTGGTGGTGCACCGATATGCATTTTCTGCAGCGTTAAGCCAGGAGCTGACCATTGAGGGCGTATAGGTCGCCGTCCCTTCCGGAACCCATCCATCAGGATTGTTCCCCGTAGCTGCTCCCAATTTCGTGAAAGCCGGGTTGTAGAGCAGATTCTCTCCGCCAACGTCTCCGATCGAATTGTCCAGTTGAGTTAGCCGACCACTGACTGACGTCAGCCCCTCCTCCGTGCTGGAGACACGACCCGATACGCTGTTGATCGCTGCAGCGTTTGCTTGCGCTGCGCTTTGAGCGTTCTTGGCGTTGTCCTTCCAGGCACTCACGACGATGGATAGTTCAGCTTGGGCGCGATCAATCTCGTAGTAGCCGTCACTGGCGGTACCACCCAAAGGACCTCTGACGCGTAGAAGAAGGTCTGCCCCGATCGTCCCCGCTGGAGCGGCAGCGCCAGTGAAGACTGGTCGGTTCCATGCGTCGCTCAGAATGGTTCGGAGCGGTCCATGCGTCCCTATCGTGGCCCCACCACTGTTCTTGTATTGCAGGTATATCTCACTGACCAGATCCTGGGTGCCCCGGACATACGCCGACACTGTCAGTACCTGCCCTGGCGCCATGGACACCCAGCTTGCGTTCGGTAGCGCAACATCCACATACGCAGAGCCGGATAGCCCTTTGGCATCGACACGCTGCGCCTTACCGCGAGGGTCCAAGGTTGACGGCACCAACGACAGCAGCCGATTGGGTGCAGACAGCGGAGAGCCAATACGCCAGCCATCAGCAAGGCCGGCAGTTGGCCCCTCTACCTCAAACGAAGGGTTAGGCAGTAGGTTCTCGCCGCCAACCTGGCCGAGCGATGCATTAATACCAGTGATCGCCTCGCCAGCGGCGGTGATGGCTGCGCCTTGTTGCTCTACCTTATTCGTGAGGCTCTGAACGGTAGAGGCATCAGCCTTTGTCGCTACTTGGCTCAGGGCATTGGCCGCTGCTGCTGCGGCATCCGTGGCTACCTTGTCCGAAACTGCCTGCCATGCAGAGCCATTCCACCGTTTGGGTGTGTTCCCACCACCTGTGGTATCAATCCAAAGGTTCTGGATCTGCTGGTTGATGGCTGAAGGTGTTGAGTTTTGGACGATCACCTTGCCCTTGGCATCAGCGAGGCTGTAGGCGTCTTGGGCAGCCTTCTGCGCAGCTGACACATTACCGTTGGTGGCATTGAGCCCACCCTGCAGATTTACGATCGACTGGCTCTGGCTGGATAGCTTTCCTTCTGCTTCGGTAACCGCGTTGCTCAGAGTGGAAACGGCTTCTGCCGAGGCCGAGGCGGAACGCCTACCAACGGCGATATAAGCGATATCGATCTCGCCGCTTGTATCACCGGAGTTCATCATGTCCAGGCGGATGGCGTAAATTTTCTTGCCGTTCCACCCGGCATGGCCGGACAGGTCAAGCTCGATGTCCTGCCAATCCGTGGTTGTGGTGCTGATGAACCACCCAAAGCGCCTTGCCTCGGCCAACCCGCCGTCTTCGTTGGCCCAGTACATCTGGGCACCCGCCCGGCTGGTATTACGCCGCCTTAGCCTGATCCGCAGATAAGGGTTCTCTGCGCCTGCAACGACTGGGGTGAAATTGCACTGAAGGTTCGGGTTTGCAGTCACGGTAGCAAACAGCGGGCCCGCAGTAATCGTCCCATTTGTCGCGGTCGCCACCCAACCCCTTGTCGAGCCGGTGAACTCCCAGGCACGGCCAGCAACGAATGGCTGGGCAGCGCCTACGCTGTTTTTCAGCTGCGTGATATCAGTGCTCTGGCTGCTCAGTGCCCCTTCAGCAGCCTCTACTCGGTTACCCAGGGACTGGACAGCCGAAGCATCCGCCTTCTTGCTCACGCTGTCAGTCAGCGAGGTGAGCGCCTGGCTTTGCGAGCTGATGAGCTGATCTTGGGCCTTATCCTTGTCCTCGGTCGCCGTCACACGGCTCGTGACCTGCTGCAGCGCCTGCGAACTGGCCTTGCCGTCGATGCTGGTCTGCATGCCGTCCATGCGGGTGGCTTGCGACGACAGTTTGCCCTCGGCATCGCTGACGCGGGTGCTCAGACTGCTGACTACAGAAGCGTCGGCCTTGGTCTGCGCCAGGGCCAGAGCACCAGCGGCAGCAGCGGCTGCATCGGTGGCCACCTTGTCCGTCACCGCAACCCAAGCCGAGCCGGTCCAGCGCTTCGGGGTGTTGGCATTGCTGGTGGTGTCGATCCATAGGTTCTGCGCCAGGCGGTCAGCGACGGCAGGCGCGGCCGACTGAACAATGACCTTGCCCTTCCCGCCCGCCAGCGTGGCCGCATCCTGCGCAGCCTGCTGGGCAGCCGACACGTTGCCGTTGGTGGTGGTAAGGCTCGACTGCAGGCCCGAGATCTGCTGGGCCTGGGCTGAGGTGGCGCCCTCCAGGGTTTCGACTTTGGTTTCCATGGTCTGGACGCGCGCGGCCATGCCGTTGGCAGTCACCACCGCCTGGCCAACATCGGTCCAGTAGGTGGCGTTCGGCGGTGGCGTGTTCAGCGGTACCGCTTTTAGGGCCTGGTACAACTTGCCATCACTGCCCAGGGCGCTTTGCCCGACGCTGTAGGCCTTGTCTTTCCGGTACGGCAACGAGCCGGCCAAGGCCGAGACGTTGGCGATCTGCTGCTGCAGGTCGGCCTTGGCAGCCGACACATCAACGCTCACAGCGGTGATCTGCTGCTGCAAGTTGCCCTTGGTGGTGTTGAGGGCGTTGTTCACCTCACTGATTTGCTGGGCCAGTTCGGTCTTGGCCGTCCCTATCCGATCGTTCACCGACCCAGGGCCATTCTTGTCTATCAGGTCGATGCGGCTGGTGAGCTCCTGGCCCAGTTCACTCTCGGTGATCTGATCCTTGATCTGCTCGAGGATCGCGCCAGCATCAGCGCTGGCCATTCCGGCAACCACTGCCGGGGCCTCCGGGAAGAACGGGCCGAGGTTGCCGGTGCGATCCACCAGGCGCGCCCAGAAGAAGAAACGCTGCCCGGCGCGCAGGCCCTGCATGACGTGCTCGTTCTGCGGATAGGCCAGGTCGGCCAGCTTGGTGGCCAAACCCAGATCGGTGCCTTCGCTGTACCACAGTTCGGTGCGCTGGGTGTCCTCGGCACCAGCCGGGAAGCCCCACATGACCTTGATGCCGAACAGCAGGCTCTCGGTGATAAGGTGAGTGACCGCCGGCGGCGGCGTCGTCTTTCCGGCCACGTTGGTCAGCATCGAGGTGGTGGGGATGGACGAGACATCCATGGAGCTGACTGCGCGCACGCGGGCCAGGTACTGGCCGGCATACACGCCACGCACGTCGGCAGCCAGCTCGCCGGTTCTCGGCACCTTCACCCAGTCCCGCGAGCCCCAGCGCCACTCAACGTCGTAGGCCACAGCCCCGGGCGCTGCATCCCAAGAGATCGTCATGGTGGTGACGGCCATACCTTGGTCCACAGAAGAGTGGCTGCCGATCAGCACGCGCGCCGGGGCATCTTGAACGCCCGGTGGCAGAACGCTGATGGGGCGGTCATCGATCACCGTCCCGTAGTCAATGGCGTCGAACTTGCTCGGCTCGTACTGGATGCACTCCAGCTGGAACTGGTGCCACTCCGGGCGCGTGACGTTGCGCACGTAGAACTGCATCAGTTTCAGATCATCGAAGTCCAGCACCCAGCCGGATTCAGGCTGCGGCACCTCGCTGAAGTCCGCCATGACAGTGATCTGGCGGCCGGCCACAGAGCGCACCTGGCGCGCCTCGGACTTGCCGCTGGGCAGGTTGACCAGCAGGCGGGCACCAGTCGGCACCTCGATGTCACGGTCGACCGTCACGACGCGCCCGGCCACGGCGGCGATACGGCCACCGTTGGCGCGGCCTGCCAGCATCGGGTCGGACAGGGTGATCACCTTGCCCGGCTTCGGGATGTAGCCATCCAAGCCGACACGGAAGCTGGCACCGCGCAGCTGCAGCTGCTCGGTCATGAGAGCCCACTGGCCGGCGCGCTGGGCCTGGCCCCGCGACGTGCAGCCGACAGCCTCCACAGAGATCTCGCGCACGCCATACTCAGCAATGGCGCTTTCATCGAAGACCGGCTCTTTGTCGGTGTCGTAGCCGCGATCTGGGTCATCGAACGACACCATGGCCTGGCTGTGCCGATCGCGAAGCTTGCTGCCGGTGTACTTGACTGCGCCGTCGTCGAGGATCTGCGACAGGGTGTAGTTGTAGACCGGATCCTGCGGCATATCGGCGTTGACGGTGATCTGGCTGCCGTCCCAGAAGGCCAGGCCATGGAAGATGGCCGCCAGGTCCTGCAGAACGGCCCAGGCCTCGGCCTGCTTCTGCAGGTACAGGTTGCAGGTAAATCGCGGCTCCTGGCCGCCAAGTCCGTTCGGCACCAGCTGGTCGCAATACTGCCCGATGCGGTACAGCGACCAGCGATTGATCATGGTCGCGTCGATGCGATCGCCAAGGCCGTAGTAAGGGTGCAGGGCCAGGTCGAAGAACACCCAGGCCGGGTTGTTGGTGTAGGCCTCCTTGAAGGTGCCATCCCAAACGCCGTTGGTGGTGCCGGGGCCGCTGGTGGCGTAGGTGCGGTTCACCGGGTCGTAGTTCATGGGCACGCGCACGATTCGCCCGCGCATCAGCACGGCAATCTTGGCGATGTCGCCACCGAACTGCTCGGCGTCGTACTCCACGCAACTGACGGCGGTCAGCGGGTATTCCTGATCGCTGTCGACCACCTCGGCGATGGCCTCGACGTACATCCCATCCTGCACCAGCGAGCTATTAGCCTCCGGCGTGATCCGGCGCGCGCGAATCGCCCAGCGGCTGCCGGCCGGCAGATCGATGCGATGGGATCGCTCGTACTTGGTGACGTTCTTCCGGTTGACCTCGGAGGCCAGCACCTGCTGGAACGGGCCGTTATCGGTAGAAACGTCCACCGCATACTCGATACGAACGCCATCGATGTTGCCGCCCGAATCCTGGGACTGCAGTTGTGGCCACGAGAACCGCAGGCGCACGGCGTCCAGCATGGAGTTGGTGATGGTGTAGACGTAAGGCGTGGTGCTGAGCAGCTGCTGGCCAACGGCAATCTCGTTGCTCGACTCGCTGATCCCGGTCATGCGCTCCTGGTTCAGCTCGCCCGAGCGGAACTGCCACTTCACGCCTGGGTAAGTCAGGGTGCCGTCTTCCGCCATGACTGGCGTGCCATCCAGTTTCACAGAACGCAGGCCGTTCACCGGGCCCACGATCGGCCCCCAGCTCCACAGGTAGAGCATGCGCACCGTGGCGATCGACGGAACGCTGTTGGAAGCGATGCTGGGCTGTTTCTGCTTGGCTGAACCGCCCTTGCTGCCGACCACCTGCCGCTTGCTGGCTGCAGTGGCGCGCCGCGGCGCGCGCTTCAGTGCTTGACCCATTCCACTCTCCAAAAACGAAAAAACCCGCCGAAGCGGGTCAGGTGTTGCCGGCGATCACAGCCGGTCTTGCGTGTAAATTCCGCCGGACTCGACGGCCCCGCCGATCTCCCGCTCGCCGTACAACAGCGGGTAGGGGTTGCCCTGGGCGATCGTCGTGACTGCACCACCAAAGCCATAGCTGGGGTTGTTGCCATCCTCGTTACGGTCCAAGCCACCGGTTTTGGGGGTTGGCGACAGCATCTGCACAACGCCGGAGGCGGCCATGGCCGCCCCGCCCGCGATCATGGCGACGCCGTAGGCGGAGGTCGTGCCGAACGTGAAGTAGCCGGCGACGATCAGCACCACGCCGAGAATGGTCGTGAACAAACCGGCCTGCTTGCTGCCCTGGATGATCGGTGCGATGCGGATATCGCCGGCGTCGTCGCCCTTCAGGTCCAGATCATCCGCTGAGAGGTTGCGAGTGCCCGAGAAGACGGTGAACACCAGGCCCCGCTCTTCACCGTTGGACAGGAACTCCTCGAAGCCCGGGACCATGTTGCACAGGGCCTGAATGGCATCGCGGGTGCTGTTCACGTCCAGAACGTACTCGCGGCCGAAGTGCTTGCGTAGCACGCCGTACAGCTTCACCGTGCGTTTCATGGTTGGTAGTCCTTGTGCCGCAGGATCAGCCGGCAGCGGCTGGCCATCGACCAGCCGTAGACCTCGCGAGTCGACGCCCTGCCGGCCATGTGGTGGTAGATGAATGGCCCGCTGCCACCGAGCGATGCCGCCGGCTCACTGGTAAGGTCCGGTTGACTGCCCAGGTAGATGGCCGCGTGGTTCGGGTGGAAGCACGGCCGGCCAGGCGATGGCACCATAAACACCAGCATGTCACCACGCTGTGGCACGTCCACCTGATAGAAGCCGGCGCCAGCGAAGTTCGCCTCGTACAGGCTCGGGCCGTCCTCCTGCTCCCACCACAGGTCATCCCGTTCGAAGTTGGGCAGCACCAGCCCGGCCTCGCGGGCGTACCAGTCGCGACAGGCGCCCCAGCAGTCGAGCAGGCCGTGGGCGAACTCGCGGCCCAGCAGCGGGGCCTGGTAGCCGGACGGCTTGAACCACTGCATATCGCCGCCGGGCCAGCCGACGATGCCCCATGGCACCTCATGGAGCTCGCAGCTGACCAGGTCAGCCATGCTCGGCATGGGCGCGGCGTCGGGGTGGCTGTGCACGATCGCCAGCAGCTCGCCCTGGTCTTCGGCGTTTGCCAGGTCCTCGTGGTGCAGGCGGAAGTTCTCCCGCGGTGTCTTCGCCAGGTTGCGACAAGGCACGTAGCTCCGGCCCTGGTCGGTCTTGATCAGCACCCCGCACGCTTCGGCCGGGTACTCGCGTTCGGCATGCTCGCGGATCGCGGCCTGCAGTGTCTGGTTGATGCGCATCGATTACCTCGAACTGGCGATCAGGCTCGCGCCCATGGAGCCGCCGAAGCGGCGGGTGTTGCCGCGGAGCTTGCAGCTCTTCCACCGCCCCGGGCAGCGGTCGAGCGCCGGATTGTCGGTGGGCTCGTCCTGCTTGGTGTACATGGCCGCGCCGGTGTAGGCGCAGGCCTCGCCCCGGTACTGACCCCGGCAGGCCCAGCGGCACAACTTGGTGATCTGCTGGCTCGGCAGCATGATGCCGCCCATATCCAGCGGGCTGGACAGCTGGAACGTCACCTGCTGGCGGTCTTCATCGGTCTTTTGCTCGATGTACCAGAGGTTTTCCCGCGCCTGGTTGGACGCCTCCGGGTTCCCGTCGGGGAAGTTGGCCGCATCGAGGAAGTGCCGGAAGGTTTCGATTACCTTCACCTTGGAGCCGACCAGGTCCTTCAGGGCCAGGCACAGCGCGGTGACCGCTCCCCTCACCCCGTTGATTTCGTTGACCAGCTGCAGCGTCGGCGTTGCGGGCCGGCCATCGCCACGGATGTCGAAGCCCTTGGCTTCCAGCTGCATCGCCGAGTACAGCTGGCCCTGCCAGATGATGTCGGCCTCTTGGGCGTGGCCGTGGAAGCGCATGATGTTGCCGCCCAGGCGCGTCGCGTCCACTTCGAACAGCCGGATCTGGTTGCCCGGCTCGAGCTTCTGGATATCGGATTCGAATGTCATGGGGCCTCAGAAAGAAAAACCCCGCAGTGCGGGGTCAGTAGGGGGTGAATGTCTGCTTCATGGTGAAGCTGATCTCGAAGAGCCCGGCGCCCTTCGGGTCGAGCTTGTAGCCGTTGGCCTTGTACCGGCCCTGCGTGCCGCCCGGCGGCGTCCAGAGGAAGGACTTGTAGCCTTCGTGCCGGTCGAGGAAGTCGCGCATCAGGCGCAGTTCTTCGCCGGCGTCGAGGCTGCCCACGGCCTTGTGCGACCACTCCTGGGTCTTGGTGTTGATCCCGGTACCGCCGGCCTGGGTGTAACCGTCACCGAAGTCGTTCTCCCACACCCTCTGCTTGATCTCACCCGTCGCACCCAGCCGGGTGCAGAAGCTGAACGTTTCTGCCATTACCGCCTCCAGAGAAGCCCGCCCTGCTGGGTGGCCTCGTAAATCACCTGTTCCATCTGCTGCTTCAGCCCCTCGGCCATCATTTCTCCCTGTCGGCGCGCGGCGTCGTCGCTCATGCCGGGCTGAGCCTGGACGGTGACCGGTGCGTTGATCGTGACGCCGCCCCCGCCGCCCGAGCCTGCGCCAGCATCGTTCGCGTTGCGCAAGTACTGAGTCAGGTCGCGGTTCTGGTTCGGGTTCAGCACCCGTTCCCCGCCGTCGAGCAGCCAGGTACCCTCTCGCGGAATGTTGTCGAGGCCGTTGTGAGCCATACCCATGAGGGATGTGGATGCCACGCCAGCCACCATCGGCGCCGTGGCCATGGCTGCGGCCATCGCGGCACCAGGCGCCAGGGCCGGGCCGACGATAGGGATCGCGGCAGTGGACGCATAGGCAGCCAGCTGGGCCTGAAACGAGGTCGCCTGCGCGTTGGCCACCATGCCCATAGCTGCAACCGACTGGGTGCTCTTGCCGACCAGCAGCTGCACTGCCTGGTACACCAGCCACTGTGCGGCCATGTCCGCCAGGGTATCGATCATCGACTTGGCGAAGCCGGTGACCATATCGGCCAAGGCATCGCCTGCATCCTCGGAGCCCGTGGCTACATCGGAGAGGAACGAGCCAAGTTCACTTCTGGCACTCCCAAGCACAGAGGTCGTTGCATCGGCAGCCATGGCCGAGTAGTTCGTCGCAGCGTCTGCGAAGTTCTCCCAGGCGCTGGTGACGCCATCCATCCAGTTGTTCTGCGCTTCGTCGAGCTGGCTGTAATAGTCGTTCTGCAGTTCCAGGCGCTCGGCCAGCGCATCGCTCAGCACCTCGGTTTCCTGGTCGTAGAGCTCTTGGCTTATATCGCCGCTGTTGCGCTGAAGAACCAGCTCGCGCTGCTGGCGGTTGAAGTCCTGCTCGATCGCTAGGCGCTCTTTCAGGCGCTCCTTGTACTTGTCACCACGGCCCGCGCCAGCGAGCTCTTGATCAAAGCCGTTGCTGGCTGTGAGGAAGTCTTCGTTCACGTTAGACTTGAAGGAAGCAAGCTTTTTGGCGTCCTCTTCGGCGTTCTTGACCTTCTTCAGGGCGTCAAGCTCAGCCGCCAGGCCCTCCAGACGCTTACGCTGTTTGTCGTTGATGCCGTCCAGCTTCCCGCTGGATATCTCGAAGGCTAGCTTCTCAACTTCGGTCGCATCCTTGCGCTTGTCCGTCGAGGTGTTGATCAGCTCAATCTGCCTCTGGTAGTTCTCTTCAGTCGTCTTGAACGCCTGGTTCAGCTTTTTGGTGGCGGCCTCAGCCGCCTTCGCTGCGGCTTTCTGCGCATCGGTGTGACCGACAATCCCTGCGTTACCACTTCCTGGCGGCTGCAATTTGGGCAACTCGGCAGCGGCCTTCCTAGCCTCTTTAACGTAATCGCGGATTACGTCGCCGGACCAAGGCTTGTTGAAGGCTTCCGCAACCTCCGACATAACGCTTCCAGCGGTCCTCGAGTTGATAATCGCATCGTTTGTCAGCTGCTCAGCATTCTTCTTGAAGTCTTTTGACATGTCGCCAAAAGTAATGGCGCCAAGCAAAGTGTTCGCTGTAGCCCCGATGCTCTGCAGGTACGCCATCGTTGTGGAAAACCCACTGACGATGGTCGCTGCAGCAATCTTGAATGCCCGCGCAATACCGTCGGCAAGACTCGCAGTGGTCGCAGTAACCTCGATGAAGTCATCAGCGAACTCCTGAACTACTTTTCGAAGGCCACCAGCCTCTTTTGAGGTGTCGGCCAGGTCTTTCGCCAGCTGCGCCAACACCGGCATGAACTCGGCAGCCAGGGCGGTCTTCGCTGAGTTGGCGTACTGGCCTATAACGGTCAGTTCTGTGCTGAATTGCTGAGCAGCACCAATTGTCTGCTCATCCATGATCATGCCGGCAGCCTGCGCGGCATTACCCAGCTCCTTGAATTTCTTGCCACCATCGGCCAGGAGCGGCACAAGGGCCGTGGCCTCGTCGGCGATCGCCTCCATGAAGAAAGTCATTTGCGACTGGCTGACGTTTGCCTTTTGAAGGCTGGTAACGTAGAGCTGCAGCGCATCCGCGCTGTTCAGCTTGCGAAACTGGTCCGCAGTCACGCCAACCTTTGGCGCTACCGTTTCGAAAAAGTTTTTCAGCTCTCCGCCGCCAGTAGCCAGGAAGTCGCCGACTTTGTCGTTTGTGTCCTTGAAAATATCAGACAGTTTTTCCTGGTTCAGTCCGACCGAGGCTGCGGCAGCCGCAAAGCGCTGGAACTCAGTAGTACCCACCCCCGCGAGCGCGGATAAATTGGAAATCTCTTTCGCCGCTGACGCGGAACTGGTTACAAGCCCAGCGACAACGGCGGGAATGGCGGCGAAAGTAGCACCTACGGCAGTACCCAGACGCTCGGCCTGCTTCTTGATCTCGGCCATTTGCTTCTGCGTTTCACGACCTGCCTTGTCCAGCGGACCAGTGAAACCGCCGATTTTCGCGATTAGGTCGAGTGTAAGTGTGCCAAGTGAACGGCTCGCCATACTTTCCTCCAGGCGAAAAAAAACCCGCCTAAGCGGGTTTGTTACGTGAAGGTCTAGCGGCTCAGAATCTTGGCTTTTTCTGCCTCAAACTCTTCTGCCGTTATGTGCCCTCGCTCTTTCAGAGCAGCTAATTTTTCGAGCTCATGGTATGGATCTTCTCCCGATCTTCCTGCATGAGCGATGGGAGGAGCGACGCCTCCGGCCGGTTTATTTATTGCCGATGCGGACCATATTAGCGCTCCCAGCCACCCAAGCCCCGTCCATCCAAGGAAGAGGTTCAGCAGCATAATCGAGACGCGATTTTGATGAAGACGAATTGCGGCCACAATGGTTGGGATAAAATACACAGCCACCACAAGCGCGAGCGTGACGAATGCTTTGGTTGACTCGGGTTCAACAACCATGGTTAGACACTCCCTGTTAATCCAAGGAAATCTACCATTACATTCACATTCTCCCAAATCAAAGGCGAT